CCGCTTATGGATTTCGATACAAGAAGGCCGCACAAAAAATCAAGGCCTGTTATTCGACCACAAGCAAGCGCCCGATGTTCCAGACCTGCACGATAGCGAGAAGCTGCGAAAAGCGCTCGCTTTCGTGTACGGCCCAGCATTCAAGTGGCTAGACGCTGACCGTTTAATGGCTGAAATACAAGACCCGATGACTAAAGCGTCAGACGCTCGTCGTTACTTTTTGAACCAGCCGTCCACGGACACTGACCGCTACATGGACATCACAGCTTGGAACGCAGCTGCCGAACCTGAAGAGCTGCTCGACGGCACCGCGGTTGTTCTTGGCTATGACGGTTCGAGAAAAGACGACTCGACTGTTTTGGTTGCGTGCCGCGTTGAAGACGGCAAGATTTTCCAACTCGAGTGTTGGGAGCGACCACCAGGGCCAGCAGGCTACGGGTGGGAAGTCCCAAGAGTCGAAGTTGATGAAGCAGTGCGAATCGCTTTTGCGAAGTACAAAGTGCACAAGATATGGGCCGACCCTTCGGGCTGGCAGTCATACCTGGACGCTTGGAACTCGACCTTTGCAGACAAAGTCGTCGCGGTTTACCCTTCCAGTCAGCGCAAGCTGATGGCGCAGGGCTTAGACCGCTTTCTCGAGGACATTCTCGAGGGCCGTTTAAAGCACAGCGGCAAACCAGAGCTTACACGGCACGTGACAAACGCGGTACCGACACGGTACGGCCAAGTCATGAAGCCGTCACAGAGTCACAAGATTGACGGCTTGATTGCCGCTGTTCTTGCCTACTTGGGGCGTACAGACGCTCTAATAAACCCCGAGCCAGTGGCTCCAAAAGTCACTTACCACTCTATGCAAGTCTAGGAGAACCATGAAGCGCATTGATGCCAGCCTTGCAATCGAGATTTGCGGAGTTGCACTTGTAACGACTGGGCTTGCTTTGTTCTCTCCACCGATTGCTCTTATCGCTCTCGGTTCATTTCTCGTTTGGGCTACAGAAAAGGCTAACTGATGACAGCTGGCATTTACAACTTTACAATGGACCAAGGCTCCGTGTTTTCGGTTGTCCTTGTGTACACTGACTCCAACAACGTGGTCATCAACTTGACTGGCTTTACAGCCAAGATGCAACTGCGTCAGAACTACAACTCAACAGCTGCAGACTTGACTTTGTCTAGCGCAAACGGCGACATCATAATCGTTGGAGCAACTGGCACAGTCACCGTCAACGCCACAGCAGCACAAACTGGAGCTCTTAGCCCAGGTTTTTACGTTTACGACCTAGAGCTTACGTCAGGTCTAAATATCTCTCGTCTTATCCAAGGGCAAGTAACAGTAGCAGAACAGGTGACACAATAATGGCCAATAAAGTCACTATCAACCAGACGAACAACACGGTTGATGTCTCAGCTCCTGGCCCACAAGGTTCACAGGGGCCTACTGGCCCAACTGGTGCTACGGGCGCAAGCGGCGTTGGCGCCACAGGAGCAACAGGTGCCACAGGCGCAACAGGCGCTTCTGGTGCGGGCGCAACAGGCGCAACAGGGCCGACAGGTTCAACAGGAGTCGCTGGCGCCACAGGCGCGACTGGCGCAACAGGCGCAACAGGCGTTGGCGTAACAGGCGCAACAGGTGCAACAGGCGCTACAGGTCCCACAGGTGACACTGGTTCGACGGGCTCTACGGGCTCACAGGGCATTCAAGGTGTACAAGGCGTCCAAGGTGCCACTGGTGTTACGGGCTCATCTGGAGCCGCAGGCGCTACAGGCCCAACAGGTGCGACTGGAGCAGCTTCAACAACACCTGGACCAACTGGTTCGACGGGTGTTACTGGCCCAACAGGTGCTGGTGCGACAGGCGCGACAGGCGCTACAGGTCCAACTGGTGTCACAGGCCCAGCAGGGGCCACGGGCGCAAGCACGACGGGTGCAACTGGCCCGAGCGGTGTCACAGGAGCAACGGGAGCCACAGGACCCACTGGTGCAACAGGCGCTGATGGCGGCTCCGCTAACTTCTTTGAGTACCTTGCCGACACAACAGCCACAAGCGGTGCGCCTGCAAGCGGTGACATTCGCTGGAATAACGCCACACAGATTTCTGCGACACAAATCAACATCGCCGACCTCGATGGCAATGGCATCGATATTGACATCTTCTTGGGCCTGCTCAAAACAGGTGACTCGCTTGTCATTCAAGATGCCAATGCTCACGTCAACTTCCAAAAGTGGACAGTAACGGCCAACTCCATCTCACAAACTACCTACTGGGAAGTGCCAGTCTCGCTCGTCTCATCAGGTGGAACTGGTACAACCAACTTTGCGAACAACCACGGCCTAGCAATAGCAATCGTTACTGCAGGAGTCATCGGCGTCACTGGCGCTACGGGGCCAATCGGCGCCACGGGCGCAACTGGAGTTGCAGGCGCAACTGGCGCCACGGGCGTCGTAGGCGTTACAGGTCCAAACGGCGCGACAGGCGCAACTGGGGTCACAGGCGTCACAGGCCCAGCAGGCGCTACAGGTGTTACAGGTGCAACTGGCCCAACTGGCGCGTCTGGCGCAGCTGGCGTTACAGGCGACATTGGTCCAACAGGTGCGACTGGAATCCAAGGGGTCCAAGGAATCCAAGGGGTTCAAGGAATACAAGGCGTAGTCGGTGCCACTGGAGCTACAGGGCCAGTCGGTGCAACAGGCGTTACTGGCGCTGCAGGTGTCACTGGAGATGTGGGACCAACAGGACCAACGGGAGTTGCGGGCGCCACGGGTGTCACTGGAGCATCGGGTGCAACGGGTGTTACTGGTCCGACAGGTGTTACAGGCACAGTCGGTGCAACGGGCAATACTGGGCCTACAGGCGCCACTGGACCTACAGGCGCCACAGGCGCGAGTGGCGGCATTACATTATCAGTTACTGCAGGTGGCGGCTTCTTCATCGTAGACACAGTCAACAACCCAGTTCTTAACTTTATTCGTGGCAATCGTTATATTCTCAACATCAACGCCGCAGGCCATCCCTTCTACTTCCAAACATCATCGCTGACATACAACGCGGGTCTTGTTTATACAGATGGTGTGACAGGTAGCGGCACCGCAGTTGGCGTTATTACCTTTGAGGTGCCATACAACGCACCTAGCAGCTTGACTTACGTGTGCTCAGTCCACGCGAACATGGGCAATACAATCAACATCTCAAATCTCGGTCCAACTGGTGCCACTGGTGCCACTGGCGCCACTGGTGCCACTGGTGCCACTGGTGTGTCTGGCTCAACTGGCGCTACAGGTGCGACTGGACCTACAGGTTCAACAGGCCCATCTGCAGCTTACGCACAAACCACAATGCCAACGGGCGTAACAAACGGTTCGCTTTGGCTGGACACTGACGCCACTTCAACCACAGTGTTTGAACAGTGCTGGCGCAAGGCTGTTGTCACAGCTGGCACATCAATTACTGGCGCTGACGACTACGCTCTCACTCTTGCCTACACAGTCGGATTCGAGCAGGTCTACCTCAACGGTGTGCTCCTTGTTCGCGCCGTGGATTACACCGCAACAGACGGCATAACCGTCACGCTGGCAACTGCAACAACAGTCAGCGATTACGTTGAAATCATCACAACATCCACCTTCGTTGCAGCGGATACATACACACAATCTGCTGCCAATGCAGCTTTTATTGCAAAAACATTTGTAGCCGCAAAAGGTGACATTATTGGTGCCAGTGCAAACGACACACCAGCCATTCTAAGCGTTGGTAGCGATGGTGAAAGCCTGGTAGCAGATAGTTCCACTTCAACAGGCTTGCGCTGGACAGAAAACTATGCGGCTGGGAAAAATGAAATAATTAACGGTGATTTTAGCGTTAATCAAAGAAATTTTTCTAGCACGACAACAGACGGCGATTATACTTTTGACCGTTGGAAGTGTGCCTTAGCGTCTGGAACAGTTACTTGGTCTGCTCAGACTTTTACACCAGGTGCCGCACCAGTTGCAGGATATGAAAGTAAAAATTTTATTCGTTCAGTAGTTGCAGGACAAACTACTTCTGGACAGTTTGCTTTCATTTCACAAAGAATTGAAGATGTGCGAACTCTTGCAGGTGACACAGTCACAGTATCGTTTTGGGCTAAAGCAGCAAGCGGAACTCCAGGAATAGGAATTACTTATTCACAAAACTTTGGTTCAGGTGGAAGTCCAAGTGCGACAGTAGAAACATCTCCAGGAATTATCAGCGCAATCACAACATTTTGGGCAAGATATTCACTGACTTTTGCTATGCCATCTATTAGCGGCAAAACAATCGGAACAACGGCTAACACAAGTTATGTAGGCATTTGGTTATCAACCTCAGCGGGTTCAACTTATGCAAGTTTAATGGGAGCAATTGGATTGCAGAATAATACAATTGATATTTGGGGCGTACAGATTGAAGCCGCAAATACTGCTACGGCTTTCCAAACTGCAACAGGAACACTTCAAGGAGAATTAGCCGCTTGCCAGAGGTATTTTCAGCGTTTAGTTAATGGCGCAGAACAATCAGCCGAAAACATCGGAGTGATGCAATGTAGAGGTGCTACAACAGGTATTGGTTCAATACAATTTCTAGGACCAATGCGTGTTGCGCCAACAATGAGCATTTCATCTGCGGGTCATTTCTACAGATTTGACGCAACGGGTGGGTCATTGCAAGCATTAAGTGCTTTAAGTTTTCAACAAACAAGCCCAAGACGAACCAGAGTTGATTTGACTTGGACATCTGGAACAACGGCAGGAAATGCTACCGATTTAATTATTGATAATGCAAGCGGAACAATGGATGCGAGTGCTGAATTATGATGACTTATGAAGAAATTATTGACCCAATTCTTAACACCAAAGTAATTAAGGCAACCGATGAAAATGGCAAAGAGTTTTGGATACCTTGCGACCTTGGCAACTCAGACTATCAACGCTATCTAAATCCTGAAGCGGAACAATCCACACCAATAGTGC